ATATGAGTACAGACGAGACTAACGCTACTGGAGCTGATGGTTCTAATGTAAACGTACAAGTCACAGGCAATACGAACACCATGACTCTCAATCACGCCATGACCGCACTAGCAGCTAACTTAGATCTTGATTGGACTGTGCAAGGTTCAGGCAACACCATAACTTCATCTATAGATGTAGATGGTGCTACAAACTTTATGGATATAGATGGTTCAGANAATACAGTAACTTACGATGGCGATGGATATGCTGGAGGTTACTTCTACTTAGATCATACTGGTAGTACAAGAACATTTAACATAGATCAGGAGTCTACATCAGATAATGACTGGCTTAAAATTACATCTGTTGGCTCTAGTGGGGTCGTCTGTGTTACTCAGTCAGACGCAACTACTTCATTCGTCTGCTGAGATAGGTTCTATATCTGAGGTAAGAGGCAACGCACAAGTCCTAAGAGACAAACCCTATGGTGCTGAATTAAAGTTTAACATTCAACAAATGGATGATGTTCGTACAGAAACGGGCAGAGTTGCCATAACTTTTGCTGATGATTCTGTAGTCAAACTTACTGAACATTCTAAACTGGTTATAGACGAATATGTTTACAGTGGGTCAGATCCCTCTAAGTCTAAAATGGCCCTCAAGTTTGCTAGTGGCACTGCACGTTTTATTACAGGTAAGTTCAACAACAAAAGCAAAATATCAATAAAAACACCTACAGCTAATGTTGCAATTTTAGGCACAGATTTTACTTGTACAGTTGACGAGCTCGGACGGTCACTTTTGATCCTTTTGCCTGACGAAAACGGCTTGGCAAGTGGTGAGATCATAGTATCAACAGCCATGGGTAGTGTGACTTTAAATAAACCTTACCAAGCCACCACAGTCTCTGTATTTGAAAGCAATCCTACTAAGCCTGTCACCTTGGATATATCACTAGACTTAATTGACAACATGTTGATTGTTAATCCACCGCAAGAAGTAGATCAGCAACTAGAAGAAACACAAACGCAAGCCTCTGCTGACTACCTAGATTTTAACGACTTAGATATAGACTTTCTCAACGAAGATTTCTTAGATGCAGAAGCAGAACTAGAATTCACTGAGCTAGACATTAACTACTTAGATGTTAATTTTTTAGAAGATCTACTTAACGTATTAGATGCTCTAGCACTATCTAAAGAAGAAGACCAACTAAAACAAGGTGGTGTGGGAATTCGCATAGCTGGTACAGAAATAGGACAAGATAAAAAAACACAGATAACCACTATAGTGTCTGGCCAGAATATTAGCCTTACAAGAACAGTCAGCCAAAGTGCCAAATTAAATTTAGATGGTTCTGGCAGCTATACAATTATACTTATACAAGATGGCGTATCTAATACAGTAAAAATTAATGGTGGCTCTTCAACAACAATAAAAATTAAACAAGGATCGGGATGAAAAAATTACTACTATCACTGTTACTTATAATACTAAGCATACCCTTAGTTTTACAGCTGTCACCCCTAGAAGTGCTCAAGCTCAAGACTTTTGATGCGTTGGTGCCAGAACAACAAGAAAGTGGTTATTTTACGGTGCTTAATATCACAGATGATGATATAAATAGAGAAGGTGGCTATCCGTTATCCAGACAAAGGCTCTCTGAAATACAAACGCAGATTATAGATAGAGGAGCAATAGGTGTTGGGTGGGTTGTCACCTTTCCCAATAAAGGCAGATTCAGTGATACAGGTGATGTATCTTTTGCAAACGCACTAGCACAATCTCCAAGTGTTCTTGCTATGTTTGAGAATGACAAAGCTGTCTACCCCACAACCAGCGGCACCGTTATTATGGGTCCAGATCAAGGGGGCACGGTAGCCACAGGCGTAACTCAAAATATACCCATACTAGCTGAAAGCGCTAATCAAGGCATAGCCGTAGCCAGACCAGAAGTTGATTCTTTGGTCAGAAGATTACCTTTACTGCTCAGAACACCTGATGGATTCGTGCCAGCTTTTGGGACCGAGGTTTTAAAGATCTTGGCTGGAAATGCCGATACCTACATCATAAAAACTAATGAAAACGGTATACAAGAAATTATAGTAAAAGGCCTACCAGCTGTACCCGTAGACAGTCTAGGCCGTAAATGGATCAGTTGGGTAGATACACCACAAACAGACTTAGCCACGATGGATGTAGAAGGCAAGTTTGTATTTGTTGGTTTTACAGCCAAAGGCATCATGCCACAACTTAGCACACCAGTAGGCTACCTTGAACCGCATAAAATACAGACAGCTCTAGCAGAGTCGATTCTTATAGAGAACAGTCCTTATGTACCTGATTACGCTCTAGCAGTAGAACTGGTGCTTTTATTGTCCACAATGGCCTTGATATGGTTTGTATTGAACGCTTTTGGTATAACTCTTGGTATCAGTGTAGGAGCTACTGTAATGATCGCTACAGCTACCTATGGCTACTGGACCATACAACAAGGTGTTTTAATTGATGTCACTTGGGCCTTAATCTCACAGTTTATAACAGGAGCTACAGCATTTTACTTACGTTTTAGAGAACAATACAAGGCCAGACAGCTGATAAAACAGCAGTTTGGCAAGTACCTAGATCCTCGTATGGTGAAGAAACTGCAATTAAATCCCGAACTATGCCAAATAAACGGTTCGCGCGTTAATTGTTCGATAATCTTCACAGATTTAAGGGGTTTTACGAGTTTATCAGAGTCAGTAGAGCCAGAAATGGTCACTTATATAATGAACTCTGTACTTGATGCACAGGTAAAAGCAGTCAACCAATATTCGGGCGTTACGGATAAATTCATAGGTGATGCGGGCATGTACCATTGGAATACAATCATTCCTCAAGAAGATCATCATAATCTCGCACTAGATGCAGCCATACAAATGGAAGAAAATATGCGCGAGCTAAATAAAAAATTTGTAGAAGAAGGTATACCAGAGGTAGCGGTAGGCGTTGGGGTGAACAGTGGCGTATGTGTGGCGGGTAATTTTGGAGCTACCGATAGATTTGCGTTTAGTTTGATAGGTGATCCATGCAACGTAGCAGCTCGCTTAGAGTCAGGAACCAAGGAAGCGGGTGTTAGCACACTGATTGGGCACGAAACAGCACAAAATTGTAGATATGTGTTAAAGTCACTACCAGATTTAAAAGTAAAAGGTAAAGCGGAAGCGCTAAAAGTATACACATGGGCATGAAATTAAGTTTAATACTGGGGGGTTTGCTTATAGCTACAGCAGCTGGTTCTTTCTATTACATTGACTATCTCAATGACCAAATAGGGATCTTAAAAGGCAATCAAGTAGTTTTAGAAACTGAAATAGAAAAACAAAACGAATCAATACAAAACTATTTGGCAGAACAAGAGAACCAACAAGCACAACTGAATCAGTTAGAAAATGATAAAAGAGCTGCTATGGAAGATGTAAACAGATTAAGAAAAACATTTGCAAATCACGACCTAGATGAGTTGGCACTAGCTAAACCGGGTATGTTGCAAAGTCGTGTAAATAAAGCCTCAAACAGAGTGATGACCACTTTAGAAAATTTAAGTAACCCAAATCAATTTGATGAAAAACCTAGCACTAATTAGTATAAGTATTTTATTGGCGAGCTGTTCTTTAATGCAACCAGTCAAACCCGTGGAAGTTAGAAGTATTGCAGAGAGAGCTCCGCTATATCACCCACCGTTACCCTACCCTATGTCTCTTACTAAGGTGGATTGGGAGATAATTACACCAGAGCTTATGCAAGAGTATTTAGATTTGGTTGAAAAAGGTGAAGCACCTAGAAAGGCTTACTACGCTTTATCTAGTAAAGAGTACGAAAATCTTAGTATGGACATGGCAGAAATAACCAGATATACCAAAGACATACTTTCCATAATCAAATACTATAGAGAATTAGACAAACCACAGGAGAAAAAAGATGAGTGATAATCCAGATGCTTTTGTTTATAACGCAAAATTAGAACGTATCATAGATGGTGACGGATTTGTGTTAAGTGAGATAGACTTAGGATTTAATATCAAATTAGCCAATCAGTCAGTTCGAGCGTACGGAATTGACACACCAGAATCTAGGGTCAACACAAAAAGACAACCTGAAAGAACAGCAGAAAAAGCACTTGGTTTGAAAGCCAAGAAAAGATTAGGTGAGCTTTTGACAGGTAAAATTAAAATTAAATCTTTAGGTAGAGGTAAGTACGGTAGATTGCTCGGCATACCTTATGATTGCAATGGGAAGAATATTTGTGAAATACTTATTAAAGAGGGTTTGGCTGTACCTTATTTTGGTGGTACAAAAAAAGCTAAAGTTAGAGAAGACGGAACTTGGGGAGAGTAAATTGCAAATATCACAAGAAGGATTAGCGCTAATAAAAAAGTTTGAAGGCTGTGAGCTAGAAGCTTATTTATGTCCAGCTGGCGTATGGACCATAGGATATGGCCACACTAAAGACGTAAAGGAAGGCGACAAAATAAACAAAGACGAAGCTGATTATCTCTTACAAGAAGAGATGATTGAGTATGAAAGTTATATTAACGACATGGTTGATGTTGACC